CAGGGTTTTTAAGGCAGATACCAGAGCAGCAAGAAAAAGAAGAGTTAAGCCCTGAATTGGGTGAGACTTTCGGCGCTGCCTTTCGTCAAGAGAATAGCTTTGTCTCGCTTGCTTCTAATGGCTTTAGTCTTAACAACACCTTTCAGCGTGTCGAAGGTTATGACCCCTATGAAAATGACATAGGCGGCTACGAGTTATTTGCAGAAAACTTTATAGGCTCACACTCACCAGAAGAAACAGCTAGTATTAAAATCAGGATTGATCAAGAGGTAGAAGATAGAAAGCTATTGTCTGCTTCTGGTGCTACCGGCTTTGCTGCAATGATGGCGGCTGGTGTAACCGATCCTCTTTATTTACCTTTAATGTTTACCGGCTTAAATGTTGCCAAGACTGCGACCACATCAGGCAGGGCTTTTGCTAGTGCTGCAGCCATATCTGGTGCGGCTGAGATACCAGTGGAGGCGTTGAAGCAAGGAACGCAGGAAGTAAGAACAGGATTTGAGGGCGTTGTTAATGTTACCGGCGCAGCTCTATTTGCTGGGATTATGGGCGCAGGTATTAATAAGCTGGCCCCTAGTGAGTTTAAGCAATTATCAAAACAGATGGACGAAGTATTACAAGATACCCACCCACGAAGCGCAGGCGCGGCCCAGGTTAAAAAAGCTACCTTTGATGAGATGACGCTTGTCGGGGATAAAGTTATTAAGATGGCTGAAGTATCGCCACAGGTACGACTTCAAACCTCACAGGTTGAAACCTCAAGAACAGCAGCATTAAAGCTTATGGAATCCTCCTTTATTGCTAAAGGTGCAAAGGAGGGCGTTAGTGTTATCCCTCAAGGCGGTGCGGCCGAGACTCGTATTAAGTTATGGGATGCTCCGATGGTGGAGTCTTTGACAGAATTGGACACTCTATATTCACAGTATCGCGGTACCACTTCAAAAACTAAGCGCGTTATAGATGATTATGTAATGGGCAATAAGGCGCAAAAGCTATCGCATACTGAATTTAGAGAGGCGGTAGGCCGTGCAATGCGCACCGGTGATCAATCAAATATACCCGAAGTACAAAAAGCTGCTGAATCATTTCGTAAAAAGGTATTTGACCCGCTGAAAGAGGCGGCCATTACTGAACACTTATTACCGCCTGATGTTGATGTGGGTACAGCTACTTCTTATTTAACCCGTATTTACCAGACTAAAAAGATCATAGCCCAGCGTGGGGAGTGGGATAAAGTTGTTAATGATTGGCTAGGTGGTATCAGGGCAAAGAATCAGGCACTACTAAAAGATAAGACCACAGCAGGAAAGAAAGGCTCTGAATCTTTACGCATTGAGGCCGGTTTAACAGATGCGGATATAAAAGAGATAGCAGGCCAGATAACAGATAATATACTTGGCAATACCGCAGGCCGCGTTGATTACGCACCAGTGCCACTGGCTAGAGGCCCATTAAAAGAAAGAACCTTTAACATACCTGATAGATTGATAGAGGACTATTTAGAGTCCGATATTGACTTGGTGGCCCGCCAATACACTAGAACAATGGCCCCTGATGTAGAGCTAACCAGGCAGTTTGGCTTTGCTGATATGGCAGATGAGATTAGTGATATTACAGCTGAATACAGCAAGCTTATTGAAAAGGCTAATACAGAGAAGGCCAGAACTAAGTTGCAGAAAATGCGAGATAGAGACGTTCGAGACATTGAGGCAGTAAGGGATAGGCTGCGCGGGACGTATAGAATGCCAGATGATCCTAATTCCTTTTTCGTTCGCGCCGGTAAAACTTTAAGAGATGTTAATTACGTTCGTATGCTTGGCGGCATGGTTCTATCAGCTATACCAGATTTAGCACGACCTGTTGCAGTAAATGGATTAATGCCAGTGGCTAAAAGTATGAAGGCTATGGCGCTTGCTCCGAAGAAGTTTAAGCTGTCACGAATGGAGGCTAAAAAGGCAGCAGTAGGACTAGATATGGTTCTAAATTCCAGAGCTTCGAGCATGGCAGATATTCAGGATATATACGCCCGCGGTACCAAGTTTGAGCGCGGCCTATCTTCTGTATCAGATGGATTTGGTAAGGCTTCATTAATGACACAGTGGAACGCATCGTTAAAACAGTTTACCGGCGTTGTTACTCAGGATAGGATTTTATCTGAAGTCGTTAACTGGACAAAAGGAACAATTAAGAAAGCCAACAGAACCAAGCTAGCGGCAGCCGGTATAGATGAGGCTATGGCAAAGCGTATTGCAGAAGAGTTTGCAAGGCATGGCGACGAGGGAAGCCTAAACCTTTCTAATGGTCACTTATGGCAAGATGGTGACGCTCTACAATCCTTTAGGGCTGCGGTACTTAAAGATGTAGACAGAGCAATATTAACTCCTGGTGTGGGTGAAAAGCCGCTTTGGACTTCTTCAGAGATGGGTAAAATGGTTTTCCAGTTCAAGACATTTGCCGCTACTGCTCACCACAAAATAATGATTTCTGATTTACAGATGGCAGATGCAGCCGCATTGAATGGCTTTTTATTATCGGTAGCACTTGGAACAGCTTCTTATGGCGCTAAACAGTATGTAGCAGATAGAGAGATAAGCAACGACCCTAAAAAGCTAATCGTTGAATCACTCGATAGATCAGGCTTGTTCGGTTATTTTTGGGACGTTAACAACACAATGGAAAAGCTATCACGTGGAACTATTGGCGTAAGTCCTATGATGGGCGCGCCGCCTATGTCTCGGTATGCCTCCCGTAATTGGTGGGGCGCTTTGGCTGGCCCTTCTTTGGGAACCGTTCAAGATGTAGGAGAGGTAGCGGCCGGTGCTTTAACTGGTGAGTTTACAGAAAAAGAACTGAGATCAGCTAGAAAACTATTACCAGGGCAGAACCTTTTCTATATGAGAAGGTTATTAAACGAATTAGAAAAAGATATAGGCGATAAGCTATGACCATAACAACAAACGATGCACGGAACGAATTTACAGCAACAGCGGCGCAGACGGTATTTAATTACACTTTCAAGATCTACTCTAACTCAGATCTAAATGTGTATGTTACGCCTACGGGTCAAGTTGCAGATGATACTGCTGATCTAGTAACCACTTACACTGTAGATCCTGGCACTATAGGAGATGAGGCAGGCGGATTTATCACAATGGATTCCGGTATCACTGCGGGCTATTTGGTCACTATTGTCTCTGATATTGCAGAGAGTAGAACCACAGACTATCAAACAAACGGCGACTTTATACCGCCCACCGTCAATGATGATTTCGATAGAGTGGTATCCATAGTTAAGCAGCTATCTGATGGCGTTGACCGTAACTTAAAAGTACAGCAATCAGAGCAGGGAGTGACAAGCATTACCTTGCCTCCTGTCGCTATAGATGAGTGTATTAAGTGGAATGCTGCGGGTGATGGCCTTGATACATCGCCATTTGTTGAAACTGTTACTGGTGGCGGAACTGGCACAAGCATACTGAATACTGCTGGCAGCGGTGATGTGGTTACTAAGTCAATCGCGGTTCAGGGTGGCGGAACGATCACCGATGATGGTGAGACCGTTACTATCGACACCACAGGTGACGGAGTAGGAACTGAAACGCTCACAGCCATAACTGGTACATTATCGATGACCGCTTACGCTGGCACCGACTACCTGCTGACGGGTAAGCGTGTACCCCACAACAGAGGGGATTCTTCTTGGTGCGCCATTATAGGTAATGATATAACTTTCATGAGCGTGGACAATAATAGCATATTATCACCGTATGAGTTTTATGGCAGGCCAGGTGGTAACGTTGGAGTGACTAACGAAGGTATGGAAAAAGTGACATACCCATATCTCAACGCAATGGCTCAGCTCATGGGTGTTGGTACTGATATTGAGTATGTTGAGACATTGACAATGGATGAGAATTACCACTTGTGGACTACACATCACAGCTCAGATTATGTATCTAAATTCACTGGTGCAGATGCTACATCATTTGGGAGTAACCTACCGACATATACTTATGCTGATAAAACCGATGTAAGCAGTGTTATCTCTTCTTATGCCAGCAATGCGTGGAGCTCAATCACCTATGATGCGACAAAGAGCTATATCTGGATTCATGACGACAACACAGTATACGCTTTCACTATTAGCGGGGATTTACTGGTAGACGCTAGTACTAGTGTAGACCTTTCCACTTTCCTACCTGCTTCATATGTTGTGAGGGAGGCTCAATGTATAAATAATGATTTATGGGTGATGATTTACAACTCATCTTCTGATGAATTTAAAGTGCTCCGCCTCAGTAGGTCGGGCGGTGAATGGGATACATTGGAGGAGACTATATCTCTTTTCGGTGGTGGCTCTTCATCCCTTACGAGAGGTAGTCGGATTACGTCATACGCGAGTGAACGGTATGTAATCAGTGGCGCGCACTTGTGCAAGTTTCTGGATATGACATCAGGGCTTCACGACTACCAAGTAGTAACACTTACCAACATAGGCAAACTGTTCGCTATTGGTGATAAAGTCAACGGAACAGACAATGAAGTTATATCGGTGATAGACGACGACAATATTATTATCGACAATGATGATATTAGTGCAGGATCACAGACAGTTACTCGAATTACAGCTACGGGCGAAATGCCACAAGCCACAAGTCTTGGGAAGTTCGTTTATCGATCTGAGACACAGAAGCATTACACTCAAACAGCTAATGCTGAGTGGTAGCCCCTTAAGCAGCTACGAGGCTTTATTCAGTAGCTTGACAGCCTTACTAGCTGCTTTAATATCTGCAACGTCCTGATAGGTGGATGATATTTTATCGTCCATCTTGCTATATCTCTTTTCCTGCTCGCTCATAAATTCAGCTTGAAAGTCTCTTCTCTGTGCTTGCTGTGCTTGCAGCATCTGAACTTCATACATTTTATTTTCCATTGCTGAAAACTGATCAGATACTGATTTTCTATGTGCTGACTTAGCCCTATTCTTATTTACGCAAACATTCCATATTCTGTATGTGATGGCAGATACTGCACCGAGAGCAGCAAGAGCGCCAAACAGGAAAGAAATCAGCCTCCAATGAAGTGTCACGAATGACTCAAGGGCAATAATAAAGTTTATTAGCTCAATCATTCAATTCTTCCAGATCATTAATTAAGTCGGCCACTTCACTATCAGTAAAGCAGCCGAACCATTCATCAATAAAGTCTAAGGCTTCGTCTAAGCTTTCGATTCGTCCTGCTCCATTTTCTTTACGTCAAGATCATCTCGGCAGTTTTGGCTGTGCTCCATTACCACTAAAATGTCTGTTGTCTGATTAAGATTATACGTCACTGTAACAGTATTGTTGTCGTGATCGATTACGGTTTGGTTACTCATTTACTTGCTTCCTTTTGGTTAAAAAATTCAGTTTGTGCGTGCTTTTCTAGCCACTCTTGACGAACTTTATCGTCTCTTTTATTTCTCTCTCTGTGCCGTACTTTTAGAGCTGCCATACCCTCGCCATCTGCGGGCCTGCCATCTATCGATAGTGTAACTATCTTACGGCCTCTATCATCAAGCTCTATCAATACACGAACGCCCATACTTGTCATGTAGTCGCGGTGTATTCTAAGCTCACTCATCTCGGCTTGATGTTTTTAAGTGAGACTTTCACCTCATTACATACGCCATCAAACGAATACTCTACAAGGCATTTGGCTCTGTTGCCTGCGGTTCGAACGTACATGCCATCTAGATAGACCTTCCTAGTTGGATGATAGAACCGGATTAGATCAAATGGCTAGATAGACCTTCCTAGTTGGATGATAGAACCGGATTAGATCAAATGGTAAGTATGGATTATATAAATACGGCGCTGGCATACACGGCCCTGAGTCTTGAGAAACAGAGCTTCGGCCGTTATCTATGAATGCTTTGTTTTCCATCTAACCCGGGTAATCCCCTGATTCCATCATAGCTACCAAAACGATAGCTCTACCGCCTACCTGTCGATACCATGCGGAATCCTCCATTTGCGCCCCTGCTTCTTCATAGTCGCCTACTTCAAGAGCTGCCAGCATCTTTTTGAACTTGGACAGGGTAGGCCAGCCCATATTGAACGACATATCAATTAACACGCTCTGGCGAACCTCATTTAGTCGCTCAAAGCATGGCACGTTATCAATCAACAGGTTTTTAGCTTCGATCAGATCAAGCATTAACATCTGGCCCGCTATGCCGTTGGTGATTCCATTATCTTCAATATTGCGACCATAGCCGATAGTTAGTTTTCCCGCCGGGCATTTATACGGCATGTGACGATCACCAACCATA